CTGCTTTACCTTGCCGATATTGACGTCGATAAGCCTCGGGGATATCTGACCCTGCTCATCAATCGTTCGGACAAAGACGCGTCTGACGTCGTATTGAGCAACCCGGAAAAATCAGAGCGTCGAGTCATCGAGAAGACGCTTGGTGAGGGCGCTGACTTCTCGGCTCATCTCATGATCAAGTTGAAGCCACAGAAGCCCGACACCTACGTCGCTGCGCTTGAGATGTCGCCAGGGCTGCCAAGCTCGAAGATTACAAGTTTTCTGAACCATATTCTTCGGATGTGCGACCTGACGTATCCGACAGAATTTCATCGCCCGCACCCCGACGGATCCACGGACAAAGATGGGAATCCGCGAATTGTGAAAGCGAGACATAGACTCGAACTTCGCGGCCACCCATCAGATTCGTTTCTTAAGGATTTGGAATCTGGGATGCTGGAGCGCATCGAGCTGATCGACGGTCGTCACAAAAACAATCCGTGGGATTCCAACGGCTACATCATCGAACAGTCGCGGGAAGTCCATCTCAAACCGAAAGCGAAGCAGATACCCGGCCGAGTCTACGATGCGGTAAAGTCGGTGTGTACAGAGGCTCATAAGAAGCGCTACGAACTCATGCGCGTGAAGTTCAAGACTAACACTGGCGTAGAGAGGTCGGTCGAACTTGAGACGGATACGGCTCAGGTTGCTGACGACACGTTCTACATCAAGAAAGAGACCGTTCGGAATTTTTCGACACCGCTGCCAACTTCTTTTGAGACAATTTCGACCGATATCTGTGATCGCATGCGCTTTTTACTGCGCTGAGCGAGGGAGAGGCGATGGTTCTCTATCAGTTGCGCCGACCAGTGCAATACCTGGCGATCCAGCATCCGGCAAAGAAAGTCGTGGACTGGTATTTGCCAATTGCGCTCTCGGCCATAGCGGTCGTAATCGGGTTGCTTAGCCACGAGAAGCTTAACGTCTTCGGAGCCGGCGGTATCGTTAGTATGATTTTGGCGTTCGTCCAAAATCTGCCTGGTTTTTATATCGCCGCTCTTGCTGCGATTGCAACCTTTGGGCGCAACGATATTGACTCGGTCATGCCGGGAGATCCCCCGCCTCGCCTGCAAACGGTTACGAACAGCGGCGTTCCGAACTTGATTAGCTTGACCCGTCGCCGGTTTCTCTGCCTGCTATTCGCATTTCTTACTGTAGAGTGCGTTGTTCTGACTCTAGTGTCTGTACTTGCGTTGGCAGCAGCGCCAGCGTTGTCCGGCTGGTTACAAACTCGGCACTGGCTGCACCTAGCCGTGTTTGGCGTCTCTGTTTTTGTCTATGGCCTGATGCTTTGGCAGTTGTTGATAGCGACGCTTTGGGGACTCTACTACCTAGGCGACAGGATTCATCAGCCGGATGCATGAGGAGGCTGGGCATCACCATGTGCGATGCCCCCTCCTCTTCGGCTACGCAATGGAATTTCGCGGCGATCCTGAAGGCGCTTAAAAACTTTAGCTGCTAAATCTGGGCAGTAGAAGCAGCGCGACGCCTATTTCATCTGTTTCCCTTCTTTTTTTCCTCCCGCAGCGGTCGTTCGACGACAAACGTGCGAGAGGGCTTCGCTTTACCTCGTGCGATTTTTTTCGCTTCGTTCAAGCTGCGCACCAATTCGTCAAAAATTTTCTTTTTCATCTTGGCTTCACTTTGTTGAACGCTGGGTAGCCTGTCTTCACGCATCCGTGCCCGGAATTTAGCCGCTAAATTCCCGACTTTTGTCTTTCCATGTTTCAACATTTCGCTCAGTCATAATCGTACTGACTGTCGCCGGTTCGTACTTGATGTCTGTTTTTCGATGCACCTCTTCGAGCGCCAACTCGATCCGGAACCGCTGCATGTACACGTACATGTCGTCTATGGGTATTTCCATTCCAGTCGCGCTGGGTTCGACTTTGGCGTCTATCAATCTGATTACCACCGCAAGGGCTGCCGCCTCGTTAGCGGCCTCAGCTTCGAGGTTTTCATTTCCCAGCATTTTGTCCGCCGATGCCGCCAAATACCCAAGCCATTCGTCAGAGAGGTTACAAGGCAAACAAGCTTCGGCGTTTCGTTCAAGTAACTCGCCCCTAATGCGTTCAAACATAGTCGTCTCCGATTGATTTCAGTGGGTTGTAAAGCTTGGCTTCTTTTAAGTGCTCTGGAGCTAGGTGTGCGTAGCGCATTGTCATTGTCAAACTCTGATGCCCCAAAATTCGTTGCAGGGTGAGAATATTACCTCCGCGCATCATGAAGTGTGACGCGAATGTGTGCCTCAATGCATGAGTCATCTGACCGTCTGGTAAATCGATCTTAGCGCGCTCAATTCCCTCGCGAAATGCTGACCATGCATATTCGAAGATTCGATCTGTTGTACCGTAGTCTCTGTAGTGCTCAATCAATTTTTTCTCAAGAATTTCATCAATCGGTACTGCACGTGTTTTCCCCGATTTCGTTCTTGCGAATTGAATCAAACCGTTCCGGATCTGACTCATCTTCAGCTCTTCTGCCTCACTCCACCGCGCACCTGTCGCTAGGCAAACCCGTGTAATTAACGCAACGTGTGGATTTCGTGCATCGGAGAGGGCGCGCAAGAGCGCTCGGATTTGATCGTTTGTTAGATATGAAAGTTCGTTTTCCTGAATTTTGAATTGACGAAGCTTGCCTAGTGGATTTTCTTTCGACCAGTAACCTAGCCGACTCAGCTCGTTGAAGGCTGCACGTAGGTACGCGTGCTCACGATTTAGATTGTTTGCGGATACGCCTTCTGCGAGGCGTTTGCTCCGATATTGCGCAAACATATCAACCGTAAAACGATCAACATGAGGGTCGCCGATCGCGTCGACAATAGCCAGTAGACGTCGATGCGTATCGTTGCCCGAGCGCAAACCCGTACCGTGATGGGTAAACCATAGCTCCACAAGTTCGGATAGTTTGCGCATATCCCGCTTTGCGGGCTGCCATTCGGGGGCCGTCGTAACCTGCGTGTGCAACCAAGCGTCGAAGGCCTTTGCTTCGGCCTGTGTCGGAAAGGTTTTCCGAAAACGCTTCCCTCCTCGCCCCCCCGGTTGAGTATCTACCAGCCAGCCAGCAGTCGTCTTCTTTATGCCCATAATTTCTAAATGATTTGTGGTTTCGTTCTCTCATAGCTGCGCTGCTTGTAGTCCTGAATTTGCGCAATGACCGATGCCTCGTCGTAGTCATATTCGATGGCTCGAACGATCGCAAGTAGTTCTGACGGCAGACCGACCTCAGACTTGCGCGCATTCTTGCGATCGCCAAGTTCGTACATTCGCTCTTTCAGTTCGCTAGTGAGTTCCGGTATTTCGGCTGCGTGTGTCCATGTTGCGATTGCTGCGCGCGGCACAGCATTCAGCGCGACCTGTTCTGTGCGAGTGGTGTTCGCATTCAAAGCATCAATGCAAGCGAATGCGGCTTCACGAGCTCGAACTGATGCGCGGAAATACTCACTGCTAGCTGGATACGTCTGTCTTGGATGAGCCTCCGGGAACGTGTTTTCCGAAACCGCAGCCACGTGACCGAATTGGACGTCGGTTATACCCGTCGCGAGCCAAAACGCGTGCTCCGGCCATGCCTTACTAGCGGCTTCGATCATTTCCGCGTCAGCCTTTTTTCGCCCAAACCAAAAATTCTTCCAGAGGTCGGCCGAGATTTCAGTTGTCGATTCCAACTGGACATAACGCAGCCGGCTGTCGGTCTTCGCCGCAATCAACTGCCTCAGTCGGTCGCCAATCTTCTCCATGGACTTCTCCATTGTACTTGCATACGTTAAACACAAGTGCTAGTCTTACACTCATAACGTGCTGTTTTAGCACTAGCCAAGTGTTAATTTATCGATTTTCGTGTTGATCAGTGCTGATTTAGCACTGCATCAACATCGGAAACATACTAAAACAGTGTCATGCCAACTATACCGGAAGCGCCGATGTCAGCGAATGCTCCAGTTTTCGTGCCCCTGATGACCCGCGAGGCGTTCGCGGCAGCCATTGGCCTTCCAGTAACGGTCCTCGTTGCGCAAGCGGAGCGCGGCTATTGGCCGGAGATAAAGGTTGGCAAGCGGGTCTTTATTAATGTTGAGCTGGTTCGTAAGCGCGCTCTAGAGCGGGAGTTCTCGCTTTGAGCCGAGTCAAATCGCACCTTCTTGGCGTCCAATCCTGCGGCCAAAGCGGACGTGCGGGCGCCCGCAGCGGCAGCGAGGACGCACGCACGGACAATGCGGCCGCAGTTCGCGGCGGCGCACAAATAGATGCCCCCCCCTCGACTAACAGGGGGGTAACGGAAAGAGCGCCGCTCGCGAAGCTTGAACAGCGCCAAATCGTGATGACCGACACGGGCAAAATCAAAATAGTCGAGGTCCGCGTTCCAACGAACGGACAAGTTGCGATGATCGATACGCTGCGCTTTACGATCCATGAGGAAACGTGGAACGAGACAGCCCGTGAACAACTCGTCGGTGATGAGGAGTTTGTTCGCGCGGCAAGCCGGTACTTCGAAGAGATATTCGGATTCGGTGTCACGGCCGACATGCGCAAAGGTCGAGATTTCTATCTGAACGCTTGGGAACTGGGCGACGGTTACGGCTATGTTGCATTCGGCGGAGAACGACAACAAGAGACCATGTTGGTGAATCTCACGGGACAGGGATGCATCGCAGCCAAACCCGGTTGGGAAGGTCGCCTCTATGAGTTTCTTACGTGCGTAGCAAAGCGTCCGACTATTACTCGCGTTGACTTGGCACACGACTGTATGGACGGTGAGTACAGCGTGGACGACGCGGATCGATGGTTCGACGAAGGGCTGTTTACGTCGTCAGTTGTAGATCCCACTCACGAGCATCGTGGCAATTGGCGTAAGCCGAACGGCCGGGGCCGTAGCTTGTATATCGGATCGCGCCGAAACGGAAAGTTGTGTCGCGTTTACGAGAAAGGCCGAGAGCAAGGGGACGCCGATTCCGAGTGGGTGCGCTTTGAGGTCGAGGTTCGGAATCAGAAACGCGTGATCCCATTGGATGTTTTGGTTGACCCATCGGGCTACTTCGTTGGCAGCTATCCGTGCTTGCTCCGCTTTCAGCAAAGCCAAACGCCAAAAAGGATTGAAGTGAAGCGACAGACGGCAGAGATATCGCTGGATCGTTCTGCCCGCCTCATCCATACCGCGTACGGGAAGCATATAGCTGTATTACGTGGCTATCTCGGGGACGACGTGTTTTTGGATACTGTCACGAATAAGAGCGGCGATTGGCCTGACCGTCTCAAGGTTCCAGACTACGAGTTTTGCGAAACACCGATTCACCACAGAGACTCACCCACGTCATTTAACGATTTTTATCTGTCGAAAGACGATTTAGACCCCTCCCGTTAGGCGACGTGAGGAATAGGTCTTCTATAAGCCATTTATTTAAAATAAGGACTGCCATGCGTTTTTCAAGTCAAGTTAAAGTTCTCGGCATGAAAGCGAGCAAAGGGTCGATGGACAACGGTGCAACTTTTGACTCGACCAAGGTTTATACAGAAACCCAATTGGACGAATCGAAAGGGAATGCCAAGGGCTTTGCTGTTGGAGAATTCACGCTCGGCACGTCCGCTGAATTTGAAAAGTATAAGCACCTTCCTTTTCCCTTTGAGGGCGAAGCGGAATTCGAGATCGTATCGAATGGCAAAACACAGAAGACGATCATGCACGCACTGAAGCCGACTGCCCGCGTCGCCGCCAAGGCCTAAACGTGGACCGGGGCGTGGTGTTCGTAGTTCAAGAGCTTTCGACTGGCGAATTTCTTCGTCCGGTTGGCGGTGACGTCTCGTTCACTCAACGTCTGCGCGATGCAGGTGGATTCTGCGACGCTGAGGAAGCCGTTCATGCGGGTGTTGACCATTGCGATGGGCCGTTTGATGTTGTCCCAGTCGTATTCGTGTCGCATTTATCGCATTGAGGGGGCGGCAATGGCAGCAGGTTCAACATTAACGATTGTTATTTGCTCTTCGGCCGTTGGAGCTGTGAGTAGCAGTGGTAGGCCTGTTTTATGTGGCACTGATGTCAATGGTAACGCGCTGTACTTGAGTACGACGCAGGCATATGTAATTGATCCGTCCAACGCACCGTATATCGATGCAGTTTCGCAGCCGTTTGATTACTTACAGGCGGCGGGATTTTGGGGTGTGGCCTTCACCACCATCATTACACTTTGGCTGGTGAGCCACGGAGCTGGAGCGATTTTGAATTCTCTGCGTCGCTTCTGATTTTCGTTCGCGGGTTAAACCGCTTTTTATAGGAGTACATATCATGAAAAACAAACTTAAGACGCTGGCTGTCCGTAGTGCAGCTTTGGCGACTGTAGGTGTCTCGGCAGTTGCGCATGCTCAAACAGCGGCGGCGGCTGGCCCGGACTTCTCCACGCTCACGAGCGGCATCGATTTTTCGAGCGTCGAAACTGGCGTTCTTGCTGTAGCGGTAACGCTTATCGGTGTCTACATGGCGATCAAGGGAGCGAAGATCCTGCTTAGCATGGTGCGTGGGGCCTAACTAGCAGGCGCAGAGCGATACGCGGGGGCGGAGGCCCCCGTTTTTTTTGAGGACATTCAATGGATTCGAATAGCGCTTGGTACCTGGTGATGTTCGTCTTCGGCATGGTATGCGCGTGGGCTGTGGTTGTAGGTTTCAAGGAGTCGTAATGCGAATCGCGAAGACGATTTCCTTTATTTCGATGAGCTGCGTGCTTGGTATGCAGATGCAAGCAGCGCATTCGCAAGCGTTGCTGGCTCCTGCCGAGAACCTCGTCATCAATCGAGCGGAAGCGGCATTGATTACGCGTGTCGCCGTTGCACGCGGTTTTGCTGCGAATGATCCGCGTATCGCTGCGACTCTGAGTTCTATGGGGGCCGCTTCGACAACACTTAACTTAGTGAGTACGGGGGCTGCTGTGGGACTTGGATTCGCTGGTGCACCGGTTTGGCTGACGATCGCAGCAGGGCTAGGCATTCTTGCCGCGGGATCGGCATTGGTCGCTGGAGGTGTAACGCTATCAAGATCTACCGACGGAAAAACGTTGTCTGCACAACAGCCTGCGCCTGCGCTACCTGTCTATACCGGGCCGTTAACGCGCCCTCCCACGCCATCGGCAGGA